GTGGGTAAACTTCCTCAAACCTTTCTTAAAATTAATAAGAAAAGAAAAAAGAAAATTATGATTGACCTAAACTTAGAAGATGTAGATAGATACTCATTAGCATTATACTATTTTGTTGATGAAACAAGATACACAGAAGAGGGTCATATGGTAAGGTTTTACAAAGACTCTGAAATAGGAATAACACAAGAAAATATAAACACACAACAAACTCAAAATCTAAACGATTTATTTAAATAAAAAAAACAAACATGAAAGAGCAAGACAGCACGAAAATGGAGTTTCTCTTAACACTCAACGACAACATCGTTGTACAGAGATTTTACAATGTGAGAGGCTACAACCCAAAGGCAAAAAATTCGATGGAACTTTATGGTTTGATGAAGGCTTTTAGCGAAGAACTTCATTATTACCTAAAGATGAAAACAGTTGTTTACATGATGGACAACAAAGACGCAATCGTCGACAATCCTGCAATTATGGAGACATCATTCACCGAGGAACCTGAATATTTTAACATCTATGTTAAACTCGGAGACACGACAATTTGTCATAGAAGACTTGATGGAAAAATGTATCCACCAAAAGTTCGTTACACAGTGGATGTAAGACCATTTTTGAAAGAGCTTCTTAGAGAATTAACTGACATTTTTTCAGCAAAAAAATTAACTCACGAATATTTGGAATTTGACCTAGTCTAATTACTATTTAAGAATATAGGGGAATTATATAGAGCATATGAATAAAAATTTTGACTACTTAGGGAATACATTTCAAATACAATTAATCAATCAAATCATTGTAGATAAGGACTTCTCGAGTTCTATTATCGATGTGATTGAGAGTACATACTTTGACAACAAATACTTTAAAATCATTATCCAAATGATTAAGGAGTACTATAAGAAGTATGAATCAACCCCTAACTTTGAAACATTAGAGCAGATTATAAAATCTGAAGTTAGTCAAGAACTTGTGGCTAAGATTGTTTTGGACACTTTGAAACAAGTAAAAGAGGCTCCATTTGAAGGGACTCAGTTTGTTCAAGAAAAGGCTTTGAAGTTTTGTAAACAACAAGAGCTTCAAAAGGCGATGGACAGAGCACAGAAAATCATCACTGAAGGTGATTTCGAATCCTATGATAAAGTTGAAGGATTGGTTAGGGAAGCTCTTCAAGTAGGAGAGACTGATAAAGGACAATCTGATGTATTCAACGATTTGGAGAATGTGTTGGTAGAAGATTACAGACACCCAATCCCAATGGGTATTGCGGGAATTGACAACTTACTTAAAGGTGGGTTGGCTAAAGGTGAAATCGGGGTTATACTTGCACCAACAGGTGTGGGTAAAACAACTGTCTTAACCAAAATATCCAACACCGCTTTCAACATGGGGTACAACGTTCTTCAAATTTTCTTTGAAGACAACCCAAAAATCATTCAAAGAAAGCACTTTACAATTTGGACTGGTATTGAACCTGACAATCTTGTTTTCCATAAAGAAAAAGTTATGGAAAAAATCACAGAGATTAAGGAGACAATGCAAAACAAGCTTATCTTAAAAAAACTTGCATCTGATACAATGACAATGAATCAGATTAAGAATCAGGTAAGAAAGATGATTGCTGATGGAACCAAAATCGATATGATACTATTAGATTATATTGATTGTGTACTACCAGAATCATCTGCTAAAGATGAATGGAAAGCTGAAGGTTCTGTTATGAGAGCTTTTGAGGCCATGTGTCATGAACTTGATATTGCTGGTTGGACAGCAACCCAAGGTAATAGAAGTTCAATTTCTTCTGAGGTTGTTACTACAGACCAAATGGGAGGTTCAATTAAGAAAGCTCAAGTAGGGCACGTAATCATCACCGTGGCTAAGACATTACAACAAAAGGAGATGAACTTAGCAACCATAGCCATCACAAAGTCCCGCCTTGGTAAGGATGGTGTTGTATTTGAAAACTGTAAGTTCAACAACGAATTATTGGAAATTGATACTGAATCTTCAGTAACATTCTTAGGATTCGAAGAACAACAAGAAGAAAGAAAAAGAGATAGAGTTAAAGAACTGCTTGACAAAAGAAAGCAAAGAGAACAGCAAAATAATTCTTAATTAAATATCCACTTTTCTTAAAAAAAACTTATTTTTTTTTAATCAAAATTATGGTCGCCAAGTGAACGACCTTATATTTATCATTAAAATCGTTGATTTTTTGATAAAAACTTTCACAACAAAAACTACAAACAATGGACATTTCGAACAGGATTTTATCGGATATTACAGTGTATATGAAGTACGCCAAGTATATCCCTGAGTTAAAGAGAAGAGAAACGTGGCAAGAATTAGTCACAAGAAACATGGAGATGCACACCGATTGATGATTGGAGAGTATTCTCAGAAATTATGTTCCTTTTATTAGGTGGAACTGGTGTTGGATATTCAGTACAAAAACATCACGTTGATGTATTACCTGAAATCAGAAAACCAAATAAGGAAAGAGGAAGAAGATGGTTAGTTGCAGACTCAATTGAAGGATGGGCTGACGCTGTGAAGGTATTAGTTAAATCATATTTCTTTGGTGGTTCAAACATTGAATTCGATTTCAGTGACATCAGACCAAAAGGTGCAAGACTTGTAACTTCAGGTGGTAAAGCTCCTGGTCCTCAACCACTAAAAGAATGTCTAATCAAATTGGAAGGTATTTTAGATTCAAAAGAAGATGGTCAGAAATTAACACCAATCGAAGTTCATGATATGGTTTGTCACATTGCAGACGCAGTTCTTGCGGGTGGAATCAGAAGAGCGGCTTTGATTTGTCTATTCTCAGCAACCGATGAAGAAATGATTGGTTGTAAGAGCGGAGCTTGGTGGGAACAAAATCCTCAAAGAGGAAGAGCAAACAACTCAGCGGTTCTTATGAGACACAAAATCACGAAAGATTATTTTATGGATTTGTGGAAAAGAATCGAAGCGAGTGGTGCTGGTGAACCAGGAATTTACTTAAGTAACGATAAAGATTGGGGAACTAACCCTTGTTGTGAAATCGCATTACGACCATTCCAATTCTGTAACCTTACAGAAGTGAATGTATCAAACGTAGTATCACAAGAAGACTACGAAGATAGAGTAAGAGCGGCTTCATTCATAGGAACCCTCCAAGCAGGATATACAAACTTCCACTATCTCAGACCAATTTGGCAAAGAACAACTGAAAAAGATGCTCTTGTTGGAATCTCAATGACAGGTATTGGTTCAGGTGCGGTTCTTGGTCTTAACATGAAATCTGCGGCTAAAGTTGTAAAAGAAGAAAACGAAAGAGTTGCTTCTTTAATCGGAATCAATAAAGCGGCAAGAACAACTACAGTTAAACCAGCAGGTACTACATCATTAACACTCGGAACATCTTCAGGTATTCACGCATGGCACAACGAATACTATATTAGAAGAGTAAGAGTTGGTAAGAATGAAGCGATTTATTCTCACCTTAAACAAAACCACCCTGAACTTGTGGAAGATGAATATTTCAGACCACACGATACAGCGGTAATCGGAATCCCACAAAAAGCACCCGAGGGTTCAATCTTAAGAAACGAATCACCAATTCAATTATTGGAGAGAGTGAAGAAGGTTCAACAAGAATGGATTAAACCAGGTCATAGAAGTGGTTCGAATGCTCACAACGTTTCTGCAACAATTTCAATTCGTGAACACGAATGGCCAGCAGTTGGCGAGTGGATGTGGGAGAATAAAGAATATTATAACGGACTTTCAGTTCTACCTTATGATGGTGGAACATATATCCAAGCACCTTTCGAAGATTGTACTAAAGACAAGTACGAGGAATTGATGCAGACTCTTAAAGATGTTGATTTATCAAAAATCGTAGAAAACGATGATGATACAGACTTGAGTGGAGAACTTGCATGTGCGGGTGGGGCTTGTGAAATTACATTAGTTTAACCTATGAAAAATAATAGTGATGGAGGGGTCAAGCCTAAAAAACTTGACCCTTCTCATTTCTACGAAGAAAACGGAAGAATTGTTTTTACAGAAGATTACCATATCAATCGCGGTTATTGTTGTGGTAATGGTTGTAGACATTGTCCTTTCGAACCTGTTGCTCAAAGAGGTAATACTACAATAAAAAAATAATGTAAGTATATTTATCTCATATGGCAGACGGTATTACATATGGTATAAATTTCCCATTTAGGGATTCTAGAAAAGGGGATTACTTAGGACTTACAGAATTCGAGTCACAACAAATCAAAGCCGACTTGATTCACCTCATTCTTACACAAAAAGGTTCAAGATATTTTTTACCTGAATTTGGAACTAGAATTTATGAATTTATTTTCGAACCTTATGACGGTTTGACTTTTGATGCTATAGAGTCAGATATTAGAGACTCGGTAAGCCAGTTTATGCCTCAGTTACTATTGAATAACATAACAATTGAACCCGCAGATTTAGAAGAGGAAGTAGACGCTGGAATGACACCCAACATTGCAGGCTCTGGAGATATATCAATTTATCGAGTACCTGGAAGAGGTACTGCAGAATATACCGCAAAACTAAGAATAGATTATTCTACAGAAAGAAATGCATTTGGACAAAGTGATTTTATAATAATCAATATTTAAGATAGATGGCTAATAGAAAAATATCATATACAACAAGAGACTATCAGGCACTTAGAACTGAGTTACTGAATTATGCTAGAACATATTACCCTGAACTAATTCAGGATTTTAATGATGCGTCTGTATTTTCTGTTTTTTTGGATATGAACGCTGCAATCGCAGACAACCTTCACTACAATATTGATAGAAGTATTCAAGAGACCGTTTTACAATATGCTCAGCAAAGGTCATCGATATACAATATTGCCAGAACTTACGGACTCAAAGTTCCAGGACAAAGACCGTCTGTGGCACTAGTCGATTTTTCAATTACAGTACCAGCGTTTGGAGATAAAGAAGATGAGAGATATTTGGGTGTGTTGACAAGAGGCTCTCAAGTTGTTGGAACAGGAATAGTTTTTGAAAATATAAACGACGTAGACTTTGCATCACCATATAACTCACAAGGATTTCCGAACCGTCTCAAGATTCCAAACTTTAACGCCAATAACGTACTAATAAATTATACAATTACCAAAAGAGAACTTGTTGTAAACGGGTTGACTAAGGTATTCAAGAGGGTAATAACACCAAATGATGTAAGACCATTCTTTGAGTTGTTTTTACCTGAAAAAAATGTATTAGGAATTACAAGTGTGTTATTGAAAAATGGTACTGAATATACAAACATACCTTCAGTTGCTGAATTTTTAGGTGCTGAAAACAGATGGTATGAGGTGGATGCATTGGCTGAGGATAGAATTTTTGTTGAAGACCCAACTAAAGTGTCCGACCAACCAGGAATCAAAGTTGGTAGATACATTCAGACACAAAACAGATTCATATCAGAATTCACTGCTGAGGGCTTCAAAAAACTTACTTTCGGAGGTGGTACAAATACCGCTCAAGACGCCTTAGATGAATTTACGACTTTAGGACTTACAGCCGACATTCAAAGATATTCTAACAACATATCATTAGGTGCTGCACTTCCTGCAAACTCTACCCTTTTTATTCAATATAGAGTCGGAGGAGGATTGGCAACAAACTTAGGTACTAATGTGATAAATCAAATTGGTACAGTATCATTTTATGTAAATGGTCCTTCAGAGGCAACTAATTCATCAGTTGTAAACTCTTTAAGATGTGTGAACGTAACTGCAGCCGTTGGCGGGGCCGGAGTACCAACTGTTGAAGAAGTTAGAAATTATGTTTCATTCAATTTTGCGGCACAAAAAAGGGCGGTGACAATTCAAGACTATGAGGCACTTATCAGAACTATGCCTTCCCAATACGGTGCACCGGCAAAAGTATCAATAACTGAAAACGATAATAAGATTCTTATTCAACTTCTTTCCTACGATACATCAGGTAAACTTACAAGTATTGTTTCTAACACCCTCAGACAGAATGTTGCAACATATCTTTCTAATTACAGGATGATGAATGATTATATTTCAATATTAACCGCCGAAGTTATAGATTTAGGTTTTGAAATTTCAATAGTTTTAGATTCTGCGCAAAACTCAGGTCAAGTAATTACTTCAGTTGTAGATAGAGTCGCTGCTTACATGGACCCTCAAGGAAGAGAAATGGGTCAGAATGTAAACTTATCAGAATTAGAAAGTATAATTCAAAACCAAAATGGTGTTTTAACGGTTGCGGATGTAAAAGTTTTTAATAAAGTAGGAGGTCAATACTCGTCCGCAGAAACTTCAATGGAATATGCAGACCCTGAAACAAAAGAAATTGCACCCGTGGACAATACAATTTTTGCACAACCTTCTCAGGTTTATCAAGTTAGATACCCAACAAAAGATATTAGAGTATCTGTTAAGAATTTCCAATCAGTAACCTTTTCTTAATCCGTTTATTTCATAGGTATTTACCTTATTTTTAAATGGTGTGTGATTGTGTCTTTGAAAATTACACTTAAACTATTTATTGAAAAAGTAATCAATGGGTCAATCCTATCGAATAAGGACTGAATTAGGAGTCAACAAAACCATAAACGTACAACTTGACCAAGATTTCGAATTTCTTGAAATTTTGTCTTTGGCTATACAACAAACTGATATATACATCAGAGCTTGTGCAGATTATGGTGTTGTGGTTGGAAGGGTTACTGCAAACAATGGTTTGGGTGTTCCAAATGCCAGAGTATCGGTTTTTATTCCAATCCAACTAATAGATGAATCTAACCCAATTATTTCAAGTATATATCCTTACAAATCACCTGAAGATAAGAATGAAGATGGTTATAGATACAATTTATTACCCTATGAGCCATCCCATTCGGGACATAGTCCCACGGGGACCTTACCTACGAGAAATGATGCTCTAACAGGTTCAACTGTAGTAGAAATATATGACAAATATTACAAGTTTACTTCGAAAACAAATGACAGTGGTGATTACATGATTATGGGTGTTCCTGTTGGTAATCAACAATTTGTAATGGATTTAGACCTTTCAGATATTGGCGAGTTTTCTTTAACACCACAGGACTTAATCAGGATTGGACGAGCTACTGAGGCACAAGTTGCTGGTAATAGATTCAGAACATCTACTGATTTGAATTCACTTCCACAAATTGTAAACCTAACAAAAACTATTGAAGTCTCACCTCTGTGGGGTGATGAAAACATTTGTCAAATAGCAATTAACAGATTGGATTTCGATTTGAGAGATGATGCAAATATTGACATACAACCCACCGCAGTTTTCATGGGTTCAGTTTATTCGACACCTGACAGATTCAGATTGAGACCAGATTTCAAACTCGGCTCAATAACGATAAGAGGAGGAAAACCAAGAGATAATTTTGGAAATTTGTGTACCCTTCAATCAGGACCTGGTCAGATATTAGCCATACGACAAACAATAAATACAGATTTAAGTGGGAATCCAATATTAGAAGAATATAGATTGGAACAGGATGGTAATGTAATTGACCAAGACGGTGTTTGGTTAGTCGAATTACCAATGAACTTGAACTACCTCACAACAAATGAATTCGGTGAAAAAATCATCTCAAATGACCCTACAATAGGTATTCCTACCAAAAGTAAGTACAGGTTCAAAATTAAATGGCAACAGTCCAATGATTTTTCACAAAACGTCAGAAGACCATATTATTTAGTTCCTAATGTTAGAGAATTTGGTTGGAGTAATACTTCGTCAGACCCAAATACATCAGGTTCCCAACAACAAAAAAATCAACTACAAAGTTCCTATTATTTTGGGTTGGATTGGTCTGGATATACGAACGGTTTCAGTTCGACACAGGCGATTACAAAATTGAATGAAATTATTGATTGTCAAGACACTTTTTTTGAGTTCGATTATAATAGGGTTTATACTGTATCAGGTCTTATTGACCAATATAAAGATGGAGGTCGAGGAAGATTCATAGGAATAAAAGAAATTGATGATGATTCGTGTGCAGATTCGGTAAACAAATTTCCTGTAAATGAAGGATTTAGAAATTTCGATTTCCTATTTTTCATAGTTTCACTTTTACTTCAATTGTTTCAAATAATATCTATACCTCTAATTATTGCGATTCATTTCATAGTTTTTTTCTTGAATCTATTATTGGGATTAAGAAATTTTCTTACTGGACTTTTCGCTGTTTTATCAGGGTACCATTTATACCTTGCAGGAAAATATATTGCAAATGGGATAACATTACTCGGGCAATCAGCAAAAAATATTGCAGCAGGTGCAAACTTGGTTGGAACTGGAGTTGCTGCTATTGCTGGTGCGGCCTTAAAGGCTATTGGATTTTCGCAAAAAAAACAAGCAGTAGCCGCTTTTAAACTTGCAGGAAAAGAATTTTTAATATCATTTAAATATATTGCTGGAATATTTGCAATAAACAAATTATATCAAGTATTCAGAGGACAAAAAATTAGAGGTATTTCACTACCAGTTTTAACTTATCCCGATTGTCAAGGATGTGATTGTAAATCGAATGAGTTGTCAGGGGATGAATCCTTAGCCTCACAACAAAGTAGTTTATTATCAAGATTTTCCGACCCATTTCAATATTATGATGCTATAACAACTTCACCAGTTGTCACCGGGTTCGAAGAAGATAGTCAACAAATAGTTGCCTTAGCATTCAGTTATGCTGTTGGTGGGAACGACGGAGATGAATTTTCTAGGACAACATATAAAACAATGGAGTCAGATGAAGATATAACTATCTTCAAAGAAGAATGTCCGGTAGAATTTTATGCTTATTCGAATTATCTCCCTTTAGGTGAAAGGGTTAATATATTTAACACAAGGAAGAAATACTTTGATGGTGTCAATAGAATTAAAGTAACATTTGATTCACCAAATAACCTAGTTAATCATTTAGACAACACACTAACAGTATTCACCACAGAAAAATTAGAGTCTGGAACTTTGTTGTCTTTTGTGAATCCTTCAGACAGTACAGATTTAAACTATATATTCACGGGAAACACTCCAAACAACTTAGGCATAGTTGGTCAAGCTTTAAATCCAGGACCTTCACAATATAATGTCCAATATTGTAACCCTACTAACCCATACAGTAATCTAACTACAACATATCAACTAAACACTGGCTCCACCTCAACTGGATATACATTTCCTGCGGATATTGAATACTATCAAGTGTTGACGGCAATCACAATAACCGAGGCAATTAGTTTATTTGGAGGAGCACCAAATGAATCACTTCCTCAAATTGTAAATTCAGGGACTGTAATAAGATACAACAATCAAAAATATAGTAAGGTTTTGGGAACATGTTTTGTTAGTGGTTGGGGTAATGTGGTTCAAACAAGTGAGATTCCATATTCAACGATTTTCCAAGACTACGGAAACCAATATATAACAATTCTTCAAAGGGGGGTAGACCCATATTCTCCAAAATATATAAACAAATATGGTTTAGGTATTTTATTTGGTTACAGTGATGCAGATAGTTTGATAATGACAGCCGAAACTAGATTGAATATTCCAATACAGAAGTTGAATAGTACAAATATTAGTGTTCAACCAATTACTCAGAACGGTCAATCTGAAATATATTATCCTTCTCATTTCTTTAGAGGAGGGGTTCCAAACTCAACAATTATTGGACAACAATGGTCTGCGTTTACATCATTTAATATTTCTTATTACAGTAGTTTAGATTCAACCACAAACCCATCAGGTACTATTGACCAAAACGCTTCTCCAGTATTGGGAGCCGTAGTATCAACCCCATTCAATGGTGCGTATAAAACTACCCCAACAACACCTTCTGAAAGGGTTGGAAAATATAATTCTGCGGAAGATTTATCGGGAGGTGCATTTTACTATGTTGATGATGGTTTCAAACCTAGTAACACTTCAGTAACATATTACACAAATGTTTTTCTTCCGTTCTTTA